GAAGATATTAGATTTGCTCGTACAATTGATAGAATACAAAGAATAATATTATCTGAACTTGAAAAAATTGCTTTAATTCATTTATATACACAGGGATATGATGGTGAACAATTAACTAATTTTAAATTATCTCTTACTACTCCTTCAATTATATACGATCAAGAACGTTTATCTCTTTTAAAAGAAAAAGTAGATTTAGCTGTAACTATTTTTGAAAATGATGTTTTACCATCTGATTGGGTTTATACTAATGTATTTCACTTAAGTGAAAGTGAATTTAGTGAAATGAGAGATTTAAATGTGGAAGACGCAAAACGTAGATTCAGACTAAAACAAATATCAGAGGAAGGAAATGATCCATTAGAAACAGGTAAATCATATGGTACACCTCACGATTTAGCAACATTATATGGTACTGGAAGATATGATAATACATCTGATGTTCCTGCTGGGTACAATGAGAAAGCTACTTTAGGACGCCCTGAGGAAAAGGCCTCAGATATAAATACTCAGGGTAATGCTTTTGGTAGAGATAGATTAGGGGTTGCTGCTATGAAAAAAGATGATCAACTATCATTCGGTAAAACCAATTATAAAGGTGGTTCACCTCTAGCGTTAGAAGGATCTAAAAAATCATATTTTCAAAATAAAAAATTATTAGAGAATATGAAAGTAGAACGTAAAGTAATAATTTTCGAATCAGATAAAAATAAAGAGTCATTATTGGACGATTCCCAGTTACGAGACTAACACTTACATATATTTATAAAAAATACATTGATGAAACATAATAGGACAAAAAATACAGGTATACTATTTGAATTATTAACAAGACAAATCACTTCAGATATTTTATCAGGTAAAGACTCCCCAGCATCTAAAATAATCAAATCTAATTTTGTGAATACTGAATTAGGGAAAGAATATAAGTTATATGAGTCTATTTTCAAAAATAACTTTGTTAGCGAAGCTAAAGCTAATATGGTTATAAATTCTGTATTAGAAGCTTCTAAAAAATTAAATCGAACATCTTTAAGAAAACAAAAATATAATTTAATTAAAGAAATAAAAGAATATTATAATTTAGATGAATTTTTTAAAACTAAAGTTTCAAATTATAAAGAACTAGCATCTATGTATGTATTATTTGAAATTCATAATGATTCAACATATTCAAACCCACAAATCTCTATTAATAATAAAACCACTCTTTTAGAATACCTTACAAAACCAACTAAAGAGAAAGAGAAAGAACAAAATATTATTAAGGAATTTCAAACATATGATAAAGATTTACGTATCTTAACTTATAAAATACTACTTGATAAATTTAATACTAAGCATTCTCACTTAAATAAAAATCAAAAACTCGTCCTAAAAGAATTTATAAATTCTATAGACTCAGCCCCTAAATTATTAAGATTTTATAATGATAAAATAAACGAAATTAAATCTGAAATTATTTCTCAAACAAATAAAACAACAGATATTGTTGTTAAAATTAAATTAGAAGAAATAAGTAAATTATTAATTGAAATAAATAAAAACCAAAAAGTAAAAACAGATAATTTAGTTGATTTACTCCAATATTTTGAACTTTTAGAAGAATTGAAGAAAATAAATGGATAATTTAAGAGAGAAAGTAAAAAAGATATGTCAAGAATATCTTAAAAAATTAGAAGAGGAATCTACTACAGGTAGTGGAGCATCTAGTAGTGCTGGAATGACTACAGGTACTGGAGAACAATATGCTACACCATTTGCATTTAATTCAAATAAAAAAGCTAAAGGTACAGCTAGTAATTATTACTATAAATTAGGATATAAATTAGCACCAAATCAAGTAACTGAAACCAATAAATCTACATATGGAACTGGAAATTTAGGACCTGGTCCAAAAGCAACAGAACATGGAGTAGAAGATAATTATTATGTAAAGGCGTTCGGTTACAAAGTAGTTAATCGTAAAAAACAAGCTGATGCTTCTAAAGCTGTAGATTATAAAGATTTATGGGGAAAAACATACAAATAATAATATGTATAGATATAAATTAAAAGAAGAAACACCACAAACTCCTAAACAATATCAACAAACCCGGTTAAATGGATTTGATGAAGTTATAGATTTAATAGGACAAATACAACCTCTTTTAAAAGAAGCTAGGCAAAAAACAATAGAATACTATAATAATAATCCTGAGTCCTATGATGTAGTATATGGTACGGATTTAATAAAAGATTACTTATTAGATATAACAAAAATATTAAAAAAATAAAAATAACATGGTAAATATCCCAGTAAACTTAGGAGGAACATTTTTAACAGCCAGTCAATCAATTACCGGAGCATTTTCAGGAATGATATGTTTAGGAACAGGTTCAGCAACAGCAATAACAGGGTCAATTATCTCAGGTATTAAATATGGATCTTCATTTTCCAATAATATAATCACGGAAACAATAGGTGTGCCATTTACAATGGCTCCAGGAACTACACTTCCTATAGTTATAACTTCTTGTAGTTTAGCAGCAGGTAGTGCTCCTATTTTTTTATATTCATAAATTTTAAATAAACCATGAAAACATTACAAACACAATATAATCTCATTAAAGAAGGAAAAGGAAGTAAGCACATATTTTTAAAGGAAGCAAAAAGCTTATATCCTGACATGATTACTAATTTTTCAACTTTTGAACAAACTGAAAAAATTCTTAAAAATAGAGGAGTAATCAACGAAAATTTTGTTGGGTTACAACCTATTAATGATTGGGGACCATCTCCAAAACAAGACTATGAAATAGCATTTAAAAATTTCTTATCTGAAATGGAAGAAGAAAAAGTTAAAGCTGATACTAAAAAAGTATCTAAATATGTAGAAGATACTGATGCTCATAGTTTTAATAATAAAGATAAGAAAAATATTGATAACTTAAGTGGTCAAGAAGTACTTAACGGATTTTATATCGAATTAAAAGCGCCTAAAAACGCAGATAAAACGAAGGATCAATTAATGGACATCGTCACTAAAAACCTATCAAAAGATCCGTTATATTACATTAAAAACGGTCAATTTGGAACAGAAGGAGTAGGATATACTGAAGATGCTCCTGGTTTAGGTAAGCCTAAAGAAGCAAAAGGTAAATATAAGTCTAGCGGGTATGGTGATTTAGATAATAAACAAACAGCTCCAAAATCAAACGTTAAGGATTCAGGAAAAAGTGAATACAAAACTGGTATGCCTAAGAAAGTAAAAGAAATGGATATGAAAGCTCAATCTTCTAAAGGTGTACAAAAAATGGCTACTCCTGGTAAACCAAAAACTGTCAAACTAAATGAAATAGAAAATATGGGGATGGATCTAGAAACAGCAAAAGCTCAAGCACAAGCTAATAGCGAAGAAGGATATGTTCAACATGTTAACAAAAATGAAGACGGAACCTATTCAATTTCAGACTGGTATGATTCAGATTCTACAGTATATAGCTATGAAAATGGGATGAGTTTAAATGAAAATCAAGAATCAAATACAGATGTATTAAAAGATTTAATATCAAGACATGACTGGTATTTTGAAATGAGTGATGATAGAAGAAAATATAGAGATGGTCAAGAATCTGAGGATAAGATAATGAGTTTAGTAAATAAAATGGGAGATGAAGGTAAAAAAATCTATAATTCAATGGCACCAAAAGATAGACAATTAAAAGAATCGGTAGTTGATAGAATAGTAGAATCAATTCTTGGAAGACTTAAGAAATTTAAATAAAATGAATAAACAACTTTTAATAGAGACTAGACCATTCCAGGTTAATCCAATTCAACTTGTTGAAGGAACTAAAGGATCTTCAGGAAATCCACTAGTAGAAGGTATTTTAGCTACAGTAGAAGTAAAAAATGGAAATGGAAGATACTACAAAAGAGAATTATGGGAAAGAGAATTAGAAACATACATGCAAAGTATTAGAGAAAATCGTGCAACTGGAGAATTAGACCATCCCAGTACTGAAATCATTAATCTAAAAAACGTATCTCATGCTATTAAAGATATTTGGTGGGATGGAGATAATATAATGGGTAAAATAGAAATTTTACCAACCCCATCTGGTAATATTCTTAAAGCACTTATAGAAAGTAACATTTCAGTAGGAGTATCTTCAAGAGGAATGGGTACTTTAAAACAAACTGGTGATTTAATGGAAGTACAAGACGATTTTACATTAACATGTTGGGATTTTGTATCTACTCCTTCTAATCCAGGTAGTTGGATGCACCCAGTAAAAGGAACAATGAACGAAAGTTTACAATCTTCTAAATTAAATAAATATTCTAAAGTAAACTCTATTCTTTATGAAATATTATGTGCTCATGGAACTTGCCCAATAATTTAACCCCTTTTAAAATAGTATTTTAAGATTGATGTCTTCTCTAAAAAGAAGACATTTCTTTTTCTTCGAAACGCGACTTTAATATAAATATGGCATACGTATAATCATAATGTGCTATTTTTATAATATAGTACCAACCAATCATAACCCCCATTACAATTTCTAATAATTGTATTTCCAAAAAACAAACTAAAGGAAAAATGTCAAATAACAGAGACTTATTAAAAGAAGCAATTGCAGATGCTAAATCAGTAAAAGAAACAGCTATTGCAAATGCTAAAGCTGCTCTTGAAGAAGCATTCACCCCACATTTAAAATCTATGTTCTCCGCTAAAATCAACGAGATGGAAGAGGAAGAAGAAATGGAAGAAAATATGGATGAAAATGAACAAACAGAGGAGTCAATCGAATTCCAAAACGAAGAAATTGGAGAAAATGTTGTAAACGAAAAAGACGAAGATGAAATCAATTTAGAAGAACTTATGTCTGAATTAGAAAAAGATGAAATGGAAGAAGTAATTAATGATCCTAGAGGTCCTGGAGCTCATGGTAACATAGGCACTGGAGGAATGTCAGATGATGCTTTAATGGAAGCCGAAGAAGAAACGGAGGAAGAAATGAGCATTGAAGATATGTCTGAAGAAGACTTAAAAGATTTCATTGAAAGTGTAATTAAAGAAATGGTTGCATCTGGGGAAATTGAAGCAGGTGAAGAAGAAGAGGAAGAGGAAGAAGAAGAGGATGAAGCAGGTGAATCAATTGATGAATTTTTAAATGAAATAGAAGGTGTAGATCTTAAAGAATATGGTCAAGAACATGAAATTTCAACAGAAGAAGCTTTAGCAGTTATATGTAAATCATATCCTGACAATACATTATGTAAAGGAATGAAAGAAGGTAAAGCAGCAAAAGCAGCAAAAGCAAAAATGAGTAAAGAATTAGAAGAAGCATATAGTGTTATCAACGCAATGAAAAAAGATATTAGCGAAGTTAATTTATTAAATGCAAAATTACTTTACACAAATAAAATTTTTAGAAATAAGAGCTTGACTGAATCTCAAAAAATCAATATATTAGGTGCATTCGATAAAGCTACAACAACTAAAGAAGCTAAACTTGTATATGAATCATTATTAAGTAATTTAAAAACCCCTTCAAGAAATATTCAAGAAAATTTAGGTAGAGCTTCTAAGTCTATAACTGTTCCCCAAACAAAACAACCTATTATTGAATCAAATGATATGATAGCAAGGTTTCAAAAATTAGCAGGTATTATTAAATAAAACAAAAACAAAAACAAAAACAAAAACAAATGGCAAATATTCAAAATTTACTCGAATCAGCTAACCCGTATAAATCACTACAAGGTGACGCGGCTAGATTAGCAAACAAATGGAGTAGAACAGGATTGTTAGAAGGTATCAAAAATGAAACTGAGAAAAACAATATGTCTATGATCCTTGAAAACCAAGCAAAACAATTGGTAATTGAAGCCTCTCAAACAGGAGGTGGTACTTCTTCAACAGCTACTTTTACAGCAGGTGTTGGTGAACAATGGGCAGGTGTAGCTCTTCCGTTAGTTCGTAAGATCTTCGGTCAAATTGCATCAAAAGAATTCGTTAGTGTTCAACCAATGAACTTACCTTCAGGTCTAGTGTTTTTCTTAGATTTCCAATATGGTACATCTAAAAATCCATTTACAGCAGGTAAATCAATGTATGGTGATACTGGTTCTAACTTTGGTAACACAAACACTGGTGGTTTATATGGCGCTGGTAGATTTGGTTACTCAATTAACAACACTTCATCAATTCAAGCAGCAACAACTGGTTCAGCTACTTGGGCTACTTTTGGTTTAGATAGTGACTATTCAGCTTCAGCAGCTGCAGGTTCTTGGAAAACTTTAACAGTAACTTTAGCATCTACAACTGATTTTTTAGCTGCTAGATCATTTACTCTTACTTCTGCTTCTAACATTGCAGTAACAGATAACTTACCCGCATTTACTAATTTTAATGCAGCAAACAACACTGTAACTTTTGTTATTACTGGTTCAAAAATAACTGACGCATTCGCCCCAGGTGGTTCATTACCAAACGTTACTTGTTCATATTCATTACAACCAACTGATAAATACAGAGGTGATTTTGAAGATGCTAACACTGCTTTAAATGCAAATAACAGTTCAATTACAATTCCTCAAATCAACGTTCAAATGAGATCTGAAGCGATTGTTGCTAAAACAAGAAAATTAAAAGCAGCATGGACTCCGGAATTCGCTCAAGATTTAAATGCATACCATGCATTGGATGCTGAAGCAGAATTAACTAGCATCATGAGTGAATACATCAGTTTAGAAATTGACTTAGAAATCTTAGATATGTTGATTGAATCAGCAGCTGCAGGTACTGAATATTGGTCAGCAGTAAATAACCAAAGTTTAAGTGTAAGTGGTACTACTGTAACTAACAACCCGTCTTTAGGTTTCTTTAACACACAAGGACAATGGTTCCAAACTTTAGGAACTAAAATTCAAAAATTATCAAATGCAATTCACCAAAGAACATTAAGAGGTGGTGCAAACTTCATCGTTTGTTCTCCA